TGCGGAGTTGAGCTATCAAGTAAAGAGTTTCAAAATTCCATCTCTAAAATAATCAAAAAATATGGTTATGGTTTTTCTGATGGAGGAATGACTGACGTAATGGCGTTAAAAGAGAATGGTTTAGATATTTGTTGTGCTAATATGTCCTGCGGATATTATAATCCTCATAGGGCTAACGAATACATAAACATTAAAGACGTAGAAGCCTGCACGAAAATGGTGTTTGATATATTCGATAATTTCGGAGGTGTGAAATTCCTGCACAAGGTTTCAAATGGCTGGGACGAACTTCAAGAAATGCGTTGCGAAAATTGCAACAACAAAGTTTCATATTATAAAGATATGGACGATTATTTTTGTGATAGTTGCGGAATGTATGGAGAAGAAATTAAATATTGAAATAATGGAAAATTTAAGAAACCTGTCAGACACTGAATTGGCTCAAATTGCCAATTTAATTTATGAAATTACGAGTTTAATAAATAATCATGACGAGGTAAGTTTGCCTGCGTCTATCACAAATACTATTTCCACTTTTGAATTGAAGCTGGAAAAAGAACTAACCCGAAGGGAATTATGAAAATTAAAATAAGTTATAAAATGAATAATGAATTGCACTTTCTTCGTACAGTAGAAAGTGCAACCATTGAAACCGCTGAAAAGTATTTCAGCTTTTCCATTATTGATAAGGACGTTTTAAAACTCCCAAGTAAGACAAATTTGATTTTTGAGTATCAAGAGTTAATTGATGCAAAAGGAATCACTACAACAGAAAGAAACAACGTAAATAAGCGTATGTTTTTGTTTATGAAAAATTGTCCTAACTTTAAAGTGGTGCAATTAACACATTTTAGAAAAGGAAATCAAAAAGAGCTTTTTCAAGCTACGTATGAGTCAGGCAGGATATTTATAAACGTTACAAAAAGTAAAAAGTCTTATAGTAAGATAGTTGTTTTTGAAATCAGCAGGCTAAAAGTCTATTAATTCAAAATCTGACTCTAAATTTGAAGATATTTGCTGAAAGGTTTCTTGCGGTGCTTCGTAAAGTTTCCTTTCTGCAAGTAGTCTTTCAAGTGTTTTTGTATCTAACCTATTAATGATGTCGGAATCGTCCTGCATCTGCGGAAGCTCAATAATTTCAGCCTTAGATTCTTCTTTTACTTTGCCGTATAATTCAGCTTGTAAGTAAGAAAAATCTTTCAAGTTCGGGTTCATCATATTAGCTCCAATGTTAAGGTAGGCGACAGCCATTTCAACCGTAAATTCACTCACGGAGTCACCGAATTGCAGCTTAACAAATTCAAGAAGCTGGGAGTTCTTTTTTGCAAAATCCAGTAATGGCAATTGCATCATATATTTTAAAACGTCATTCCTCATTAATCCATGAATGGCGTTTTTTGCCGTCGATTTATGAATCGCACCCTTAGGCTTAACTACTTTTGTGCCGTATTTGTTAATCATGTATTTTTATTGTATTTTTTACTTTATAAAATAAACATTTTTAAAAGAATCATATACAATATACGCAAAAAAAGCAAAAAAAGCAAATTTATCTTTGAAATAGAATTTATCATTTTTAACTTTACATTATTAAACAAAAAGTATTATGAAAACAACAGAATGGTTTAGTACGTTTGAAGAGCCTTATCAGAGTCAGGCTATCTCTAATTATAATTGTAGAAATATAGATTATGATTCAGAGCAAGAAACAGCATCAGTTGCATTAACTTCTGGATTTATATTCTCTAAAACTCCAGAGGGTTACGATTATTGGAATGAGTACCTTAGAAAGGTGAGGTTTGCGGAAATGAATCCGCTTAGTATAGAAGCAAGGCTTTTAAAGCTACCAGAGCCATACCGAACTCAGGCATTAAATAATGTGTTTGAAAAGCGAAGAATTGTCCATTCGGATAAACAAGCACTTAAAAATGCTTTTAACTGGGCTGAATCTCCAGAAGGGAAAAGCTACTGGTTAAGAGTTTATTTAACTTTATGAAAAGAAAAAATTACACCTTTGATGATGCGTCATTAGAGGTATTGAGCAAATTTAATAATCATAGTGAGGTGTTAAGGCTTTTAATTGCCTCACTTAATCCTCTTTCTAGCCGTGAAGGTATCAAAGAAAGACTTAAACAATTAAAAAAATGATAGAGAAACTCTTATATTTCTTACTAATGGTTTGGTGTTTGGCAGGATGTTAATTGTCTTAATTTAAACAAAAAAAAGAAAATGTTCGATTCTAAAATTTCAAAAAAGGCATGGGCAATCTATAAGGAAATTTGCCCAAAAGAAGACAAAGAACTTAGCAAGTCTAAGGAAGACAAAGCTATCGAGAGAAAAAACTATTTCTCTCAAGCTGTCAAGGCAGCATACGAGTATTATAAGGCTATAAAGAGAGGTATAGTTAAGTTCATTAAGATAAAGGACTTAACGACTGGCGATGCCGAAATTCAAGAGCGTAAAATCATGTCGCTGGAGCAGTACGGATACGTTCCTACCAGTGGCAGAAAAACAAAGGAATCTCAATTTGTCTTTATAGATGTTGAGAAGGTGTTTGAAGGAAAGGAAAGAGAGTTTATATCTTTCAATGTCTGTCAGTTAATTTGGTAATTAAATTATAATTTTAAAAAAACAACAACATGAGCGTAGAAAGAATATATCCGCCAAGCAAATTGCAGGATACAAAAACGGTAAACGGAGTTAAGTTCAACTTACATTTACTTAGGTCATTGTGGGTAGGGTATTTAGACAGAGCAGAAGGCAAGCCTTTAGAGCCACGTAAAACGAAGACCCGAACTGTATATCCGTCATAGGATTATTGCAAACTTTGCACTACTTTTGCTTCATAACTAATAAATTATGAAAGACAAAAAGTGCAAAGTTTGCGATAAAGTATTTAATCCGAACAATTCAATTCAAAAAGTTTGTTCGGTAAATTGTGCAATTGAATTTGCTAAAAAAGCAACTGTCAAAGAATCCTTGACAGTTCAAAAGCAGGAAAAAAAGGCTTGGGAGTTTCGTAAAAATGAAATGAAAGAAAAGATTAAAACTCTTTCTGATTATCAAAACGAACTTCAAAAAGAGATAAATACTATTGTTCGCCTACTTGACAGAGGTCATAGTTGTATATCTTCGGGGCGTAACACTGGGGGGAAAGTTGATGCAGGTCATTGCTTCTCTCGTGGTGCTTTCCCATCAATACGGTTTAATCTTCATAACATTTGGAGTCAAAGTGTTCACGATAACCAATACCTTTCAGGTAATTTCAATGGATTTAGAACGAGATTGATTGAAAAGTTTGGGGCTTCTTATTTTGAGTATATAGAATCGCTTCGGTTGGAATATTCAAGTTTGAAGCTAACAAAAGATGAGCTAACACAAGCCAAGTTAATTTGCAAAGAAATCATAAAGGAACTGAAAGAAGAAGGCTTTTTAGATGATGTAGAAAGATTAGATTATAGGTATAAACTAAATAAACGCATAGGAATTTATGTATAAGAAATGAAAGAAGTCAGAGAGATAAAAAAAATTCAAACTAAGCTCAGGAGGCTGGAAGGTGAAATTTCAGACATTCATAGATTTGTGGTCGAATACCAGCAAGTCTATGAAAACAAGAAACAAGAAAAAGAAATGTTAATTGAAAAAATAAAAGAAATGCAGAAAGGAGATTTAAAGGTAAGTGAACACGCTATGCTGAGATACATTGAGCGTGTGATGGGAATTGATTTGGTAGAAGTTGAAACAAACCTTATGCAGTGTATGTCAGACGACCAAAAGACACTTGGAAATGGGGTTTATCCGTGTTTGGGATTCAAGGCAGTAGTTAAAGAAAATACAATTATAACAATAACAGTCTAATGTACGGAAAGATACGAACAAACAAAGAAGGTAGGAAGTTTATAGAACTTCTTTCTGAAACCAAAAAGCCGTATGAAGATGGCGAAGAAATATTTTTTGAAATTAAAGATGTACGCTCATTAGAGCTGCATAAAAGGTATTTCGAGGTGTTAAGGCTTTTTGCTGAAAATGCTCCAGAACTTGCTATCCTAAGCCTGCTGGATATTTCACCAAAGGAATATCTTTTAATTCAAAAGTCTAAAGATATCCTTGAAGAAAGGATTAGGAAAGCTATCGAAATGGAACTTGGTTATGTAGAAGACGAGAAAATGAGCTTGACTTTGCATGATGGGGAAGTTATAAACGTAGTACGTAAGAAGGCTAAAAGCATTGCGTATGGTAAGATGTCAGAGGAAGATTTTGCATCCCTACATAGGGGTCAAAAGGAGCTTGTTTTTGATATTTTAAAACAATATGGATGGAGCAATGAGCAGTTAAAGGAGTTATTTAAGAACTTTTACAAATAGTTCTTGCATTAAGTATAGTCATAGTTTAACTTTGCGAAAAAAAGATGATATTCAACCAGTTAAAAAAAAGAGAGATTCCTTACAATGTTGTGCAGGCTTATCATTCGGTCGGTAAGTTTTTATACACAGAAAAAAGAATCTATTCTATTATTGTCCTAAACCAGTTTGCTAACAATCTTGGAGAGCTAATTAAGACAAAAGACAATTTCTATTATTCGGAATACGAAAATATTTATTGTTATGAGATGGACAAAGAAGAAGTGCAGGAATTTATGAAATTAAGATTACCTGTTGCATTTAGCAATGGTGATGGAACATTTTTTGGTGAAGATTTAAGAAAATTTAAACAAAAAAACAATGGAAAAATTTAAAAAAGGTCAAAAAGTCCTTGTAAAAGATGAAACTTCTTTAACATGGCACAATGCTATCTACCTTTGCGAGTATGAAGGTAAGTTTATTGTGAAATGGAGCAATATGATTTGCGCATGGGACGAATGCAAACCATCACAGTCTAATGATATAGACGAAAAAGTAAAAGAGTTGTTGGTATTGGCTCAAGAAAAAGGATTAAAATTAACCATAAATTTTGAATAATATGTTCGGATACGGAGAAGATGACGGTTTTGTTGAGTATGACTATATTCCAAGCCAAGAAGAAGAAGATGTAGACCAAATGCGTGAAGATGAAGCAATGGAGGAGCAGGATTGATAAAAATCACAAAACATTGTGGTTTTGTGGCTTGTTTATGCGAAAAGTTTTGATTAACTTTAGAAATAATTAGCAAATTACTTGATTGGGTGGTACTATTCAAGTAAATTTGCACTCAGTAAAATACTGAAACGGAAACGTCTCAAACCGATAGCAAGTACCACCACTCTATTTTTTAGAGTCTATCGAGTTGAGGCGTTTTTTTTATGCACTATTTTTAAAAATGATAAAATCTAAAGACCACCATTTTAATACTAACCATGCCAAGGCTTATGGTATAGTAGAAGCTATATTAATTCATAATTTAGTACATTGGATAGAAAATAATTTAGCTAATAAGAGAAACATTCATTGCGTTACCGATGGAGATTTGAAAGGACAATCAAGATGCTGGAGCTACAATTCAATATCTGCTTATTCTAAGATATTTGACTATATATCTCCAAAAAAGATACGAACAGCATTAGATGGTTTAGTAGAAAGTAATATTTTGATTAAAGGATACTTTAATCTTAACAAATCAGATAGAAGTAATTGGTATGCTTTTTATTGCGAAGAAGATTTTATTGAGGATAGATTTTTATCAAATAATAAGGCTACCCATTTGCCCCACAGGGCGAATGCATTTGCCCCACAGGGCGAATCTATATATACAGATACAATACAAACAAATAAAAAACATAATATTCCTTTGGAAGAAAAGGTTGAGCTTTTTTCTTTACTTACATCTAATCAACCAATGTACGAAAGTAAAAAACAAAATATAGATGCGAATTGTACTATTCCAGTAAATGATATAACTATTCCAGTTTTAAAAGATAAGCCAAAGAAAGTTAAGTCTAATTTCCAGTCTAATCCTGAAAAATATATTTGGATTAATGCTAAATTCAAAGAATGGAATGATAATTCTCCAACAGACATACAAATTAAGAAACCATCAAAGTCTGATGGTGGCAGTTTTCATGTGTTAGGAGTTGTTTATGAAAAGTTTGGAGAAGAAAAAGCTACTGCATTTTTTGACTACATTATGAGTAAAGGAAATTACAGAAATCCTTTTTCACTTTCAAGTCTTAAAAATCACGAAGAATTTAACAACTTCTACCAAGACCCAGAAGAAGAACAACCAAAATACCTTGATACAAACAAGGGAAAAGAAACAGCACGCTTTAAAACAAGCCAAACAGAGCCTGTGGCTGGAGATTTCTTCCAAGGTGATAACTTCTATGCAGCAATGGAGAACTATTGGTCACAGAGCCTAAATGGCACGTCATTGGTTAAAAAGGTAAGAGAGAGAATAATACAAATCAATTCAAAATATAAAAATTACTAAAATGAAAATTGAAATAAAAGATAGATATGAAAATAACGTTTTATTTTCATACGAATGTGAAAATAATACACTTTTTAAAACTTTATTAGAAGCTATTGAAAAAGGGGTAAATTTACGTGCTCCAAATTTACGTGGTGCAAATTTAATTAGAGCAGATTTAATTGGAGCAGATTTACGTTTTGCAGATTTACGTGATGCAGATTTAAGTGAAGCAAATTTAATTGGAGCAAATTTAAGTGGAGCAGATTTAAGTTTTGCAAATTTACGTGAAGCAAATTTACGTAGTATAGATTTAAGTGAAGCAGATTTACGTGAAGCAAATTTACGTGAAGCAAATTTACGTGGTGCAAATTTAATTAGAGCAAATTTACGTAGTGCAGATTTAAGTTTTGCATATTTAATTGAAGCAAATTTACGTGGTACAAATTTAAGTGAAGTAGATTTAAGTTTTGCAGATTTACGTTTTGCAGATTTACGTGGTGCAGATTTACGTGAAGCAAATTTAATTCATGCAGATTTACCAATGTATTGTAACTTGAGTTTTTCAATAATAAATCAAGAAATTATAAAAATTGGGTGTAAGGAAAAAACTATAAGTGAGTGGGTAGAATGGTTTGAAAATTCAGATGAAGTTTTTGAAACGAGTAGAGATACAAATGATTTTAAAAAAATTCGTGCAATGTTTTATGCACATAAAGCATATTTAGAAAATCTATAAAACAAATAAAATGAAAAATATACATAAAATAGATTCAGAAATCTACGTTACTTTTAATGAAGAAATTAAAGTAGGAGATTATAGATTAAATAATCAGCGAGATTATTTTAAAAAAGCTGATAAAGAAGGATTAGATTATTACAACAAAAGAAATGATGTGTTTAAAAAAATCATTCTAACAACAGATTTAGACCTCATCAAAGATGGTATTCAAGCTATTGATGATGAGTTTCTTCAATGGTTTGTAAAGAATCCGAGTTGTGAGGAGGTTGAAATTGTTATTGATAGAGTTTTTAAATTAGATGAATTTAATCAAAGAGAGTTTTACAATAAATACAAAATAATCATTCCAAGTAGTGAAATATGGAAAGACATTCCTGAATTTGAAGGATATTATCAAGCAAGTAATTTAGGAAATATCAGAAGTTTAAATTATGGTAAAATAAGAGAATTGAAACTAAGATTAGTTGGATATTATGGTAATCAATATCTTGCTGTAAATCTATCTAAAGACAGTGAAGTAAAAAGTATAAAAGTTCACAAACTTGTAGCTTTATGTTTTTTAAATCATAATTCTAAAGGATATGATGGATTAGTAATTGACCATATTGATAGTAATAAATTAAATAATAGATTAGACAACTTAAAATTAGTTACCCCAAGATTTAATGCTTCAAAAGATAAACAAGGTAGCAGTAGTAAATTTACAGGTGTTAGTTGGCATAAAAAATCTAAAAAGTGGCAATGTCAGATTTATGATAATGGTAAACTAAATCATTTAGGCTTATTTAACACAGAAATAGAAGCAAGTGAAACATATAACAATTATTTAGAAAATATGACAAAAGAAGAACCTAAACAAGAAACACTTAATCTTGATAAACTTGAATCAAAATTAGATAATGCTTTAGCAAAAGAAACAAAACCTTATTTGGTTTTAGTTGATATAAAAGCGGAACAAAATAATACGACTGATTTAAACGCTTATGCCAATGGCGTAGAAGAAGGTGTTAAATGGCAACAAGAAAGAAGTTATAGTGATATGCAAGAATATGCAGAATTTTGTATAAAGTGCGACAGACTTGGATTACCTTGTATAATTGCAAAAGATTGGTTTGAACAATTTAAAAAAGAAATAAAATAAAAGAATATGAAAAATAAAATGTTTTTAGACGAATTTACTGGAGAACACTACCAAACAAAAGCAATCGATGTAATAGATTTTTGTAAGCTCTACGACTTGAATTTTAACGAGGGTAACGTTATAAAATACGTTTCGAGAGCAAGACGTAAAGGAACGCACTTGCAGGATTTAAAAAAGGCAATTGATTATTTGAATAGAGAAATTAAACACTTGGAAGATGGGAAATAAAGAAACACTCGAACAAGTAGATGAATTAGTTTATGACAATTATATTTTAAAAAATAACTTAAATAGAAAATTAAATTTATGAAAACAAAATTAGAAGAAGCCGCTGAAAAATATTACGAATCTAACATCGACCAAAGTAATATTCCAAGAGAATATTATGAATCTGAAATACAGGACTTGATGTGCGGTTTTGCCCATCAATGGCAACAAGAAAGAAGCTATAGTGAGGAAGAAGTGGGTTTATTAAATAAAATGTTTGAGCTTTATTGGTATGAAAATAATAATCAACACGAAGATAATTTAGAAGAATGGGAATTATCTAAAAGATTATTTGAACAATTTAAAAAGAAATAAAATGGAATTAAAAAATGTAAAACCTTTTGATAATTATAATGATTTAAAAGCTCAATTTAATGTGTTGAAAAGAATTGTTATTTCTAAATCAGCGGAGATTGAAGTATATATAAAAAAAATAGAAGAGTTTAGTGTAGAAAATAAAACTAAGCAAATGTATACTGAGGAAGATTTAAAAGAAATGTTACATCATGCTTTATATACACCAAAAAGAGATGGTTATCTAATAAATATAAATGATTCAATAGTTAGAGAAACCATAGCAAAATTTAAAAAGAAATAAAATACAAGAATTAATTGAAGAAATG